TGAATACTTCCGCTATATGGATAACGAATAATTCCTTGTCTGAACGGTACTATCATTCTTAAAACCTCTTTTAATATGTTCTTGTATATTTATGTGGGGTGTATGTTGTGCGGGAAGTTTATGTTCCATAAATATAAACAACAAAATATAGGAACATTTAATGGCAATTACATATTCAGCAGGAGACGGCTCTCGGATCACCTCTTTTCTGGTGACGCAAGCGCTAGGCAATCAATCACAACAAACCAACAACAACACCATTGTTCTCGACAACATACCTTCCCTTGCTACGGGGTATGGCGGCAATGTAGGCGATGGGACGTTGGGCACAGGCGACTCTTACCTAAACCGCCGTATCGTTATTGATGTAGCGGGCACGCCACAAGAGCGTATCGTCACCGCAGACGTTGCCGGTACAGCCCCCACACGAATACTTACTGTGCATGAGGATTGGGATACAAACCCTGTTGCAACAACAGACACGGTTGATGTTTACTACGAAATAGCCGATGTTGAAGATGGTGGGGCTTCTGGCGGGATCAGCTTCGCGACAAGAACGGGGCTGTGGACGCTAAGTAATGATTTCGCAGTAGGCAACGGAACTGATAAAGCGGGTCTTGCTATACACGGAGGTCAGGCTATTGAAGTGTCTGACGAAGGCATAACCGAAGCGTTCAATTTTCTAAACAACGGGTATTTCCGAACAGGATACTATGCTAACGGAGAGGCCATATCCGGTGGCGTGATTGCTATAACGGCCGCATCAGATGACGAACCTGCCGGCCGTTTCGATTCGGGTTGTGATGTAGCCTTCTTGGATACATTGATATGGGCACAAGTCGCAACACTGAGCCAAATAAGCAATACTGGTGGAAATGTTGTTTATGATAAAGTTAAACTATTGAAAACGACACAGGAGTGTGAGGTATACGGCGACACGCTGATCAACTCTAGTATCGCAGGGGAGTCTAAAATAACAGAGATAGTACGCGCTGACGCCAACACGTCCTGCAACAACTTGATATTAGAGGCGGTGCAGGTACTAGACTCAACAGCCAACACAACAATAGAAACAATAGAAATGACAGGAGTTGTATTCTCTGGTGTACCTGGTTATGTAGATGTTCGTCAAAACAAAACTTGGAATTTAATAGATCCAAGTTGGGATGTAACAACATTCACACAATTAACCTGGACAGGGACAGCGACAGGGAATGAATTAAATGATAAGCGTAGTGTCGTCGTTACTGTACAACAGGCTGATGGTACTAAATTACAAGATGCAGTAGTTATTGTATATGAAGGCACTCAACTAGATGATCTAGTAATTACAGAAATAACTGACGTAAATGGTCTTGCTGCAAGTTCATTTATATATCTCAAACATGCAACCAATTCAATAACAACAATATATGGCAATCATGCTGTTCGTGTTTTTAATCATGGATATACTCCATTTATCGCAACACAATTATCTACAAGTAAATTATCAGGTGCAATAACACTTATTACTGATACAGCAATATCAGAGACTATTAAAGCAACAGCAATAACAAATGGTACAGGTGTAAATCCTATTCGTCACGCAACTGGTGAAACAGATCCAAGACCATTGAAAGTGATGGGATTTGATGCAGGTACTGGTTCAGCTCCATCCGTAGGTGAGACTATATCATCTGCTGGTAGTCCAATTGCTACTGGTGTAGTGGTAGAATATATTGGAACGGCAGTAAGCGGAACGATTGTTCTTGAAAATTGGAATGGTGTAGAGTTTATAGACAATGAAGGAATAACTGGTGGTGTTTCTACTTTTAGTGCATTAACCGATACGGCAGCTTTCTACGAGGAATATACTTGGGAAATTGATTGCAGTACTAAATCACTTCAAATTGTATATGACTATATGGCAGCACAAATGTCCAACATGCTTGGTTCACCTCCAAGCGTACTTGGTGCAGTATATGAACAATTACATGAGTGGGGAAGTGATCAAGAAGCACAAGCAATATATTCTGGTGGCTCTGGTTATTATACAAACAATGCTATCCAAACTCATGTTGGTGGTAGCCCACTTCCAAGCGAAGGTGTGTGGTTAAGTAACGCCGGTGCTGGAACAATTGCATATTTGACATCTGACGGTGGAACACAATTCTCTACTGTATTGGCTCCAATTACCGTACAAGGTGTAACCGAAGGAGCAGCAGTTAAGATTGTTGCAAATGAAACAGTTGGAACAGTTACAACTGGTGATGTAATACTTGAACAATTAGCAGATTCAAATGGTGAAGCGTCAACGAACATAACATATCAAGGTGCTTTTGATCCATCTGGATTAGATATTATTACACGAGTTAGATCAAGTGGTCTTCCAACTGCAGCAATACAAGATGATAATGGTGTATTCACTGATGAAACTACAGCAGCAAATAGTGCTGTTACCGCTGATATGAACCTATTACCTGTTACTCCTGTTGTCAATCAAGACAATTATATTTTCGGTCATGCAGAAAAGTTCGGAAAATTGAAATTAGATATAAATACAGCAGGTACAGGTGGGTTCACAATAACATGGCAGTATTGGAATGGTGCATGGACAAATTTAACAGGTGTTACTGATGATACGAATAGTTTTTCAACCATCAGTGTGAATTATGTAGAATGGACTATTCCAGGAGACTGGGTGACAACGACCATAAATAGTCAAGGACCATACTATTATATTAGAGCAGCTTATACAGCAGGTACTGTAACGATAAGTCCTACTGGAACAAGGTGCTCATTAGACGTAAACAGATATTTACCATTCGTACAGGATGGTACTGTATTATCAACCGGATTGACTGTAACAGCCAGCTGGTTAAGAGATACTATAGCAAAATTTAAACCGTAGGGAGAATAACATATGACTGCTATTACCATTCTTGGGGGTGACTTTGAAATCCTTTTTGATGACGAAACAGTAGGTGGCAACGCCGTAGCTGGAATGAAGATGGTACGCCGTACTTCTGGAGCAACTGCTACTAACTATACAACAAACGCTTTATATTCAGCAGTCGCTGATGCAGCCGATGACTTCCAAGCGATGGGATTTGAGAATCCAATGTTGCCTGTAACGCCTAACGCTTATACGATGGAAAATGATTATTTCATTCCACGCTCTTCAACTGAATGGTTAGATGAAGGTGCTATCGGTGCTGATTGGACAACAAACATTCGTTCAATTTTATATACACAAACAGTTGCTTTCGTAGCAGGTGATATCGGGCGACAGGTAATTGGTGGCACAACTTTAGACACTGGAACATTACTTGATTATGAAGTTCTTCCAGATGGAACATTAATATTATGGATTCGTCCTGACGATCCTTTAACTGATTTATTTGATGATGCCGCAGAAACTTTATCTGTTGTGGCTGATGGTGGTGTTGGTAACGGTACTTCAACAGCGATATCCGAAACAGGTAATCATCTTTATTCTTCAATTCAAGTTATTGGTTCCGTACCAACAGCTACTGAAGTATACTTGGTCCAAGAACGTCAAAAAATGTCAGATGCTGGTGGAACATTCCAGTGGTGGACTACAGATACAACTGTATCATTAGGAATCATTGATGTATTAATTCGTGTACGATTAAATGATACTTACGTTGCTGATGGTGACGTGGAAGTATTTGGTAGACGTTATACTTCTCTATATGATAATTTCCGATTAAACATTGCGGCTGGTGGTCGTTCAGCTTTACCGTTGGCTTCCGCTCCCGATATTAATAACACGACTGGCTATTGGGCTGGTGTTTGGCAGACAGGTACTGGTACAGCTATGCTTGTTGGTGATCTTTTAAGTAATACAACTGCTGGTAAACTTGAAGGTAAGTATGTTGTTACTGCTGTAGCAGATGCTGGTGCAACTGGTACATTTGAATACTATAATACTGGTGACTTAACTGATTTTGCGACAACAGATACATTTACAAGCCCTAACAGAAACGGTACTATTAATGGTGCTCCAACTGCTAATTCAGGTGGACCGACAGATGGTGGTGCTGGTGAAGGTGGAACAGTAGTAATTACATTAGGAACAACAACAGTTGATCACGATGGTGATGCTATTGCTGAACCATACTCTGTAACAATTGATGCTCAAAATGACGTCTCTGCTTCAAAAGTATATGAACGAATTAAATATGCAACAAGACGTGGAGCGACTACAGCCGACTTATTTGGTGCTGGTGTAAATGTTCCAGGTGAAACTTATCGTGGTCTTGAAGCACAAGCACAATATAATACTCCAACAGGTACGTTTGGTCAAGGTGAAGACGTTGATGTTTTAGCTACAGGATATACTGCAAGAGTTGTTTCTGTTAATTTAACTGACACATATGTTATGTTAACAGATCAACAAACATCTATTAAATCTTTAGCAACTTCTGATATATTAAGAGACGAAGGTCTTGATACGGTGATTATTGATAGTTCACCTGATCAGTTCACTTCACCTAAATCGTCACCATTTGGTACGTTTACAGGTACACAGATTTTCGGGGCTCGCGGAATTGTTTTCATCAACCCTGCATCTGCTGATACACAAAGTTACATTCTTACAGATGATAATGGTACATTACGTTCACCACCTAACACAGTATCATATATTGTTAATAATACAGTGGCTGGTGATAGAGTTCTTGTTGCACGTGATACTGGTACTTCTGGTATCATTGACAAAGATCAATTTGGTGGTTTATCAGTAGGTGGTTCTCCACTTAGTAATGGATTAGGTGATTCAAGTATTCTTGTTGCTGGCACAATAGATTCAGAAGTTCCAGAATCTGGTTTTGTTCGTATTGTTGAGACTGCTCTCCAAGAAGAGCATCACTATGTATATGATGCAAGGGTAACTGGTATTGATGGTACATTTGCGTTACGTAGTATTCCAACAGGAACAGTTACAACTGCAAGTACTACTCAAATAATTGATACTGGTTCTAACTTCGTAACTGCTAATGTAGAAATTGGTATGTTAGTTCGTAGTACGTTTGTTGGTAAAACTACTCACGTATGGGAAGTTACTGCTGTTGCTCCAGGTTCTCCTGCCGCAACTGATACTCTTACTGTTAAACAATTGTATGGACCATTAGATGTTACTCAAGATTGGGATATCGGTGATACTTTTGAAATCAATAGATTGATTGGTGATCACACAGTTCCTACAGATTATGCTGTTACTGATAACGTATTTGACTTAATCCTTGATACTGAAGCTACTTCTACTACTACAACTAACACATTCGTTAAAACGTTGGCATCTCCATTCTCAACTGTTGTGAATGTAAGACAGGGTAAAATTATTTTACCTTTCACTCAGAACGCAAGTGTGGGTGATAGTGGTACAACCGTAACAGTGGTACGTACACCTGATACAATTGCTACATAATATCCCTGATATTTTATAGTAATAAATAGTATAAGAAGAATGGCCTAATAGGCCATTCTTCCATCTATTTTATCATAAAAAGAGGGTTGTAGAATGAAGATAGACAACAATATTGGAATATCAGGCGTTGATTCAATCAGAATTGGCGATATGAAAATATGTGATTTACCCATTGCAGAGAATGCTCTTGCAAGACAACAAATTCCTTTGGTTGAAGATACCGAAAGACAAAACAAAGTAAACGATATCATTGTAGGTAGTCCAAAACAGCGGGTGACTTATTTAGAAAGTCGCATTGTTGAATGTCAAGCAAACGTTGTTCGTATTAGTGAGATGAAAAGTCAACAACAATCTATTATATCTGAATATACCAGCCATATAAGTTTGTGTAAGTTTAGAGATAAAGAGATTGAAAAACTTGTTGATGATGAAGACTACGATACAAAGGTTAAAGAATTAAATAAGCAATTTCCCCCATATAGCGTTTCTGCTATGGAACAACAAATAAAACAAAGTGTAGAAGCTGTTGAGCGTGCTGATGATGTAATCGCAACCGAATATAACAGCATGTCCGAACTCCGAGAACTTCTTGTATTATGTCAACAACGTGATATACAGTTGAGAGGTTTGGGTGTAACGATTGCGGTAGGATAAGATGGCAACACGTAATGATGTCAATATTGACTTTAACCCATCTCCAAGAGTTGCAACTGTTGATGCACCCTCCACTGAATTTAATACACAAGATGTAGTAGATACTCTTCGTGTGCAAGAAGAGACTTTTAGAGGAATAACAGAAACTAAACTATTAGATGCTGCTGGTAAAGAAAATTTAGGTGGTGGTGTTCAGGTAGGTATCACAACGACTTTACAAAATACACAAATAGCTTTTGAAGGTAGAACGACTCCTGCTGAAACCGGAACGATAACTACAGCTAGCAACCCACCTGTTAGTGGTCTTATTGATGTACACGATACTGCCGCTTTATTCCAAACAAATAATATTTCTCGTGGCTCACTTGTTGTTAATTTTACTGACCATAGTATTGCAGAAGTGTATAGTGTAGAAAGTGAAATACATATAAGAACAAGAACATTAGTAAATGGTACAGACAATCAATTTGATTTTGGTGATGACTACCAAGTATTTAATGTTATACAATGTGAAGTACTTGGTGGTAATGTTGTTGCTGTTGATGATGATGATTTGGATATCTCACCAGTTGTACCTACTGCATTTACTCAAATTGTAAGAACGTCTTCAAGCTCCGCTACATTACAAAACCAAACAACGTTAGAATATTCTACATTTGATGGTGGTGTACATATAGATGTAGTTAATGGGATTGCAGGAACAGATGGTTTGATTGGTAATGAATCAGAGCCTGTTAACAATGTCCCAGATGCTAAAACTATCGCAGATTTTAGAGGATTTAAACAATTATATATTAGAGGAACGGTAACAGTTGGTGCAAGTGAATCAATAACAGGGTATAAAGTAAAAGGAGAAGGCCCATCTATTAGTATTTTATCGGTTGTGGCAGGGGCTGCGACAGGTGATGTCTCTTATGAAGATCTATGTATAATAGGAGATATTAGTGGTGCAGGATTTTTAGATAATTGCCACATAGAAACTACTTCAGGACTTGGTTGCACAACCGCTGATAGTTATCTTCGTAACTGTGTTTTTAGGGATGCAACATTAACAATCCGTGCAGACAACACAATGAACATTAGCATTATTAATACTGGACAGGGTGATGCATCTGGTGTACCTATCTTAGATCTGAACAATAGTGTTGGTAGTGTTTCTATAAGCGGTTGGGGTGGTCAGTTACTAATAAAAAATATTGGTGGTGCTGTCATCTTTGGTGGTGATAGTGCACATCTTATTATTGATGCTTCTTGTAATGCTGGATCCATTATGGTACATGGTGTAGTAAGAATAGAAGATAATTCTGGAGCTGGATGCACAGTAATGGATCACACCACATATACACAGAACGAGAATACTATTACTGTTATTGCCGAAGTACTTAAATATAGCAAGAACCATACTAAAATTGACAAGACAGCTTTTACACTTACAGTATATGATGATGATGGAACAACACCATTAGATGTGTTTGATCTTAAAGATGAGAATGGAGTTGCGTCAATTACTAAAATATTTGAACGTATTCCTCAGTAAACGAAATGGTTGATGTAGCACCAGGCATCGTAACATTTGGACTTGGTGGTGACCAGTCCAATATGATAGTTGGAAACATATTCAATATTGGTTTCTTCAAAGTTGAAATCGGGGTTGGCTCTCCGCCGATTGTTGGCTCTCCTGGTTTACCACCTGCTGGCTCTCCAATTCAACCACCTACGCCTACGCCACCACCATTTAATGACGGTGGTGGTGGCTCAATACCATTCTTACCAGGACAGATTAAAGATTTTTATAAGCCTGTTGATAATAAGTGGCAAGTCCCATATCTGTATCCAACAAAAGAAAGAAATATTCCTGTAAGAATACGTGTTACTTTTAGAGGTAAAATGACAGAACAGACTTTTTATGTTAAGCAAAAACGCGGAGATATTATCATCACAGTGTTGAATATGATTAATACAATAAAAAGCCGCATATCTGTTACAGTTAAGAATATTAGTAGAGTTCCATCTCGTATTATTACGTTCGTGAAAAACATTCGTAATAAGGATGAAGACTAATAAATACATAGTACGCTAAAGGGGAGTTATATGGAAAACGTTGTTTCAATTGTCAATACACGAGAAAATCCACTTGAATTTGATATTTCAATTCAGGGTGTTGACGACAATGACACTACAGTAAAATTTGTTATTGAAACGAATCCTGTTCATTTCAGTTTCATTTGCCACAAAGAAGATGGTAAGTGGGTTGTTGTTATTCCTCCACTTCCTCATATTGAGCGTGTATCATATAATTTCCACCTTGAAATTGTCGTAGATGGTTACTACTTTGAACCATATCGTGGTACGTTGAATGTTACTGCAGAACCAGAAGTAACTGCTGCTGGTGTTCATAAAGCCGCTCCAATGGTTGCACCTGTTGTTAATTCTGTTGAAGTTAGAGAAGGCGATGAAGATATCACTGATGATGAATTCAAGAGTTTAGCTGATAAGATTATAAACAAGCACAAAGAAAAGAAAGAAGTAGTAAAAGAAAAAGCTGAACCTATTAAGAAGAAAGTGAAAGTTGATAAGGCAAAAGATAAGGTCGTAAAAGAAGCGATTGCGAAGTTTAAGAATACTCCTCTTAAAGTAGAAGTCATTGAAGAATCTGGTGCGAAAAAAGCGTATGATATGGGATTGGACGATGGTAAGAGTTCACGTCCAAAGAAAGATGCTGAGAAGTCTTTTGGTCCGTATGCTAAAGATTACTACAAAGGGTACGATGACGGAAAGAGTGCTGACGATGCAGAAGCTTGGAAAGAAAAAACTGCTGCTAAAAGAAAAGGTAGTATGTACCACGAATCTAATAACGATACAACCAAACCTAAACGCAAGTCTAATTTAGCTGGTGCACTTGAGAAGTTAGAAGAAGATCCAGAGTTATCAGAACAAGCTAAAAAGGTTCGTGATATAGTTAATAAGTCAAAACATTAATCTGTAATAAGATTTGCTTGCCGTAACGCCTTAGTCATTTTAATTAAATGTTTACAAATACCTGGAGTCTTATTAGGATTCGCAGGTGGACGAGTATCAGTCTTTCTTTGATACGGTGGTGGTGGCTTTCCATACAACACATCTTGATTATCATTCCAAGTAGAAAATCTCCACCTAAAATCTAAACAATTACACGTAACTTTTACATTACTTTCTGATAATGAAATCGGAACAATGTTATATGCATCACCATCACTTGCAGTGAAAGTAACATTTGATTGTGTATCTTCATCTTCATATTGTACTTCAAGAAATAAAATCTTCGGGTCGTAAGTTTTCGGACCACTTTTAGCTACCGCATCACAAATTAAATCACCAGTAGGTTTAGCAGGTGTTAAATTCATTTGAGTAATTTGAACTGGGTCAGTTGCGTGTTGACGTTTTTTCGTATTTGGGAAGCCAAACACAGTATCTCGTTCAAGGTCGTTTAATGTGACTTCTTCCAATGGTTCATCTTCTGACCATTGTAGTAATCTTGCACCACGTAAAAATTTAAAGTTTTTAGTATTCATAGGTGTATTTATAAGAGAACTGCCCCGAAGGGCAGTTTGTTAGAGGTTAGAAGGAATAACGATGATTTTATCAAAATCACCATATGATGGTAGCTGTAATTGCATATACATCCGTTGCACTGCGGAAATTGGTACATCCTTGTCAGTACGAGTGAACTGACGATCAATTATTTCCTGCAATTCAATTGGAAATAAAATTGCTTGAATGTAGTAACCACGTTTGCGAGCTTCCGTAATGTAAAATCTACGGCGCTTTGCAGAAGTGTTTGTATTATCCACATACAAATCATTACCAGTTTTGATCATTTCCATATAACGAGCATTTGCTTTTGAGTTGAATGTTTTATCATCACAAGCACGTTCAAATGCCAATCTATAATAGTCCTTAGTGTGAGCTGTATTATCACCATACCATTCCAATCGCAAATTATCCAAAGAGAAAACAGAAAGTTTTGGATTATCGATTAATAACTTTTCACGAAGGGTACTTTTTCCAGAGCCTGACGCTCCTATTGGTACAAATAAAATAGGTTGCATAATATTATTCCTCTTTTGATTTCTTCCACCAATTATAAATTTTCTCAAATTCATCAAACGATGCATCAGTTTTGATGTTATTTGTCCTATAAGAAATAAAATGAACGTTTCCTTTAATATATCCTATATCATTGTCTAATCTATCCAAACTCGCTAAACAATCAAGTGGAATGCTCCCTTTCTTCTGTCCCAGTTGTAAAGTGGTTCCAAGAATAGGACATCGTCCAGTCCAAATTTTTTCTACATATTCTCTATCTAAATCAAAATTTACGCCCAATTCTCTTGCACGGTACCGAGCTCTTTGAAGCACAAATTTGAAGGGATTAGTTCTACGAGATTTTTTAACTCTTGTGTTTTCCCTTTCTTTATACTCTGGACGTTCACGAGTGGTACGATGAACTTCTAACCACTTTTCACGATTTTCTTCTCGCCACTTCTTGGATTTTTCATCAAGTTTTTTCTTATTCTTTTCACGATATCTTCTGTTATATTCTTTTTGTTTTTCAGTATATGCCATAGTGCACTTCCCTCTTTTCCTTTATTTATCGGGAAGTAAGGGAAGGGTACCTTGTGGCGATATCTTCTGGTTTTGGAATCAATGTACATTCATCCATCAATGTAACAAAGTCAGCAATCCACGCTTCCACTTTCGCTTTCTTTTCAGGTCCATCATCAGAAATTCGGCCCCAAGTATCCGCAAGAAGTAAATCAATGAATGCTCTTCGCAACCCAGTTTCGTGAAGAGTTTGAGCGATAGCTTTACGTTTCTCAGGTTTTTTAACTCCCCAAGGAAGATGATGTTCAATCATCCAACCAACTTTGTAGATATCTTCTTCAACAAGCCCAAATTCTTCCAACCGTTCCCATTCGGTAACAGCAAAGTCTTCCCACATACGTGATGAGAATAGTTCATGTCCACCAAAGGAAAGATAGTTGCCTCGTTCAGGTTTGAATTTGATTCCGTTCTTTTTACAAGCGGTAGGTTTCCCAACATCATGGAAAGCACACGCTAACGCTCCAAGTAATGCTTTTTTATCCCATGAGACAGAATTGTACCCAAGATATTGAGCAACAACCATATCAGTATGAGTACCGACTGTAACTTCACGGTGATAAGGAGAACCTTCAACAGTTTCAACCATATCATAATATAAATCAGTTAGGTGGAATTCGTTAAAGTACCAAGTTGTAAATTCTGTTCGTAAATCTTTCATTTGCCTGTTACCTTTTTGTATTGTTCAACAACGTCAAAGAATAAATCATAAGGTGCGTCACCTGAACATTCACCAGCTTCTATCGCTGCGGCAGAACTGCCCCATTGATCAACCCATTCCATAGTCAGGTCAAACCATTCGATTTTTTCTGCGTCTGTCATTCTATATTCCTTAACTTATACATATAAATCTTTCAAGTATTCAACCGCACGTAGATATTTTTCTAAGCGGTCAAAGTCTTTCTTACGAAGACCTTTCATTCTTGTAACCTTACAGTTATGTTCCAAGTCTCGTAATTTAATCAACGTTGCTATCCTGTTCATTGATATACGTTTAATATAATCGTCGTATGATTCACCGTTACGGTGAGTCAAACAATCAATGATTGTAATAACTTCTTCGGAGAATCCTTCTTTCCTTAAATCTTTAAATGTCCATTTAGTGTCTTCAATTAAATCATGAAGCACTGCTGCAATCATTGCCACAGTACCAACATAACGAACTTTGTTCATTACATAAAAGCAATGCAACATATACGGTTTGCCACCTTTATCAAATTTGCCTTCAAATTCAACTGCTGATATTCTGATTGCTGTGTCTAAACCTGCCATTTTAATTATCCACCATTACTTTTGTAGGAGTTTCTGCTCTCATATACCAGTCAGGAGTATATGATAAGTTATTATCTTTATTGAAATCTGTAACGAAATTATTTGCTTGTTGTTCACTATCAAAGAATTTAACATCTTCAACTTTTTGTCCCCAACCTCTTTCACTTTCAATTATATCAACACGCCAGCGATAAGTTGCCATTAATTTCTCCATTCTGGTAATGGGCCAAATAATGATTCAGCCATTTCTTTAGGAATTATACCACCCCACTGTGCAATATGTATTGCATCAGATCGTTCGCTATTACCGAAGCCAGTACCGATATATGCTTTAACATAATTCAGTATCATATCTTCAACTAAAACAACGCCAATGGTATCTACTCCACCAAACCAACGAACTTTTATGATCTGCATATTAGTCTTAGGAACAACAAGTACGTCCATAGAAAGTCTCCTCTGTATGCCTTATTATACCCTATTTTGGGTAAGAAATCAACGGGAGTTTATTGGTGGGAAATCAGGAGGTTAGACGGCTAAAAAGACATAGGAACTGGCTCATCATCACCGTCAGTTTCCCAATCATCATTATCTATTGAATATAGCTTGTCGTGTGCGGCTTGTTCATATGTGGCAATTACTTCTAATATTCTAATGATAACCAATACAGCAGATATACAATCGTCTGTACTACCTCGTTGGGCAGAATATGACCCAGCTTTACGAGTATATGTTTTAAGCTCTTGAAGAAGTATTTTAGATTTAATGTTAAGGTTGCCTTTCTCTAACATTTCTTTCATATTAAGACAAGCACGCATTTTAGTTTTCTTCGTAGTTGTCATTCCTCTTCTCTTTGCACCTTCTTCAGATACAAATTCAGACATCATAGGAGGATTTTCATCGGCTTCGTGTAATGCTATCATACCTTCACCAACACCATTATTCTCAACGGAGAAATATATAGTACATTGTTTTTGTTCTATGTACTTAACTATATTTTTCATCATCTGATACATTTGTGGTGATGACATAGAATTGGAACGATATTCTGCTACTTGGTCCATACTTGGGAATTCAAATACTTCAATAACACTAAAATCTTCACCAGAACCAGTTGCTGGATCAACCCCGATCAAATATGTTTCAGTTGATTTAATCTCTTTGTAGAATGTTACACCACGTATATCAAATGCTGGTTTAACCTTTTCAATAATAGGAGTAATTTGAGTTAGGAATAAAGAGTTAATCAATAATGCATCAGAAGATAAGAATTCACATTCGTACTCTTGTTTCCATTTTTGTTCACCAATGAGAGCAATTTGTTGAAGTTGGAATTTATCATCTCGTCCAGGAGGAGCATCCCATTTAATATGCATTGGAGTGAATGTTAGATTTTCTACATTACCATCTTCATCCTCAAATGACATTCCTTTGTTAACATTAGCTGCTCGCCACAACGTAGCAAATAAATCTGAATCACCATTCGGTGTAGAGGACATAATACAACTACCACCCGTTGATAGAGTAGGTAGAATAGAAGTCCAAAACTCATCTTGTATTCCTGGTTTAACGAATGCGAACTCATCTAAGAACAGTAATGAGAGAGCCTCACCACGACCTGAATCATCAGATGTTGCTGTTGAGTCAATTTTAGAATCATTATCAAATGAAACACTATGTTTATTCCACCCATCATCAGTAACACCTGGTTTCAACCATACTGGTAAATTTTCATATGCATACCGAATACGACGAATCATTTCCATCGCATTTTTATTTTTGTTGGATGCTATAAGAATATTTTTATCAAAATGAAAAATAGCAAACCATAGAAGATAGATTGCTGAGGTAATTGACTTACCTGTTTGGCGAGCTGAAAGGATAATATTATAACGGTTTTCCTGAAACGCGTTCATCATATCAACTTGATAGTCATATAAGTCAAACGGAATAGCACCAAGTTTTGGATGCTGAATTTTTACATAGGTTCTAGCAAAGTATATAGGATCTTCCATACACTTTTTAAGCTCAGCAGCTTGTTCGGGTGTATACTCAGTTACCTGACCTGCTCTTTTTATTTTATCGTTTCTTCTTCCAGCCATAGATTTATTTACACTGGAAAATTAAAGGGTTACCTTTATGTTATCGTTGCACCTTTAACTTTAGATAGTCCTTCTCCTCTCAGCACAGCCATTACATCCATAGATGTTGGCTTTGCACCTTTCTTGGATAAATGACGGACTTGTACTCGGACTTCAAGTGAGCCAGCAAATGCTACAGGAATTTCAGGAATGCTATCAACTCCCAACACTTCATATAATTCCTTTTCAACAGCTTTTGATAATTTTTTTCCATGAGGTATAATAAACATTTCCTTTCCCAAGACAAACAGTATTAAATTGTCTCCACCAGGTTTTTTCTTAAACTTATTTCTATAATGGTCAAGAATCATTTTACCTATTCTTTTATCTTTGATGGCAGGGCTTGATAATTGAAAATTATTTCCAGTTCCACCAAATTCTTTTTTTGCTAATTTAACAAAATCAAGTGTTTGTTCATACCGTTCTTTCTTATCTTTAATAACACCAAGTGCTCCAGATTTTATTTCTTTAACATTTTTATGAAAATGTTTTTTTAATAATGAGAGCATCTTTTTCGCTCGTTTCTTTACATCTGCACTTCCATTAAGTACTTCTAAAATTAAAATTTGGTTATCGTCAATATGCCCAGTTGCGTCAAATTCTCCTTTAGAAAATGACCACTTACGAAGAGATCCCATTGGATCTCTCTTACTCATCTTTGCTTCAATATGAAGAAAGACTTTCTTTCCACTTGGTAATTCAATTTCGGCACCAATGTCTGGCCAACCTGCATCATTGCCTTTTGGTTCAGCCCATATAGTGAATCCTTTTTTCTTCAATGAAGAAGCTATACCAGATTCGTGTGCATCTGATGCTGGTGTTTCAAGTAGTGGCTTAATTTCACTTAGTTTCATTTGTAATATCCTTAGGTTCTGGTTGGTCACGTAAGAGACGCATCATCTCACTATGATCCATAATTAGATTGTTATTTACTGTTCCAGGTTTTCCAACATTCTTTTTTGCGACATCAAGTTTGTCTTTGTGTTGTTTCTGGCCACCTTTTTCTTTCGCAGCATTAAGTGCCGTATTAAGAAACTGAGCTGCTACTTCTGCATTACGAGCTGCATACTTTCCTTCTACTTGGTCGGTGATATCTGACTGAGCATCAAAAGCATCCATCGCTTTATCATATACAGCTTGAAATTGATCTTCAATTTCTTCATCTTTATCATCATACTGATCGTGTGCAACTAATTCAGTAGGAGGTGATTCTTCATACTCAACAATAGTTGTTCCTTTTTCAATCCCCATGAATTCTTCTAAAGGATGCTCCATAGTTCTTTCTTTTGTTATTTTTTCATCACTCATTTGAATATCTGTTCCTCTGTTACAATACGAAATGTCATCCCGTATTTAGTACAAAAGTCAGCGCAGGCTTTCCATTTTGCGATATTTATTGCATAAGTAATATCTTCATATATCTTAGTTTTAGGATTTTTGCTACGAGTTCTGCGAGTTTGTTGCTTAGGCTTGACTTCATATATCTCTTGTTTTAAGTTACCATCAACATCTTTAAACTGAACCCAATAATCAGGAAAGTACCGATGAACTCTACCATCTGTTGGTTTAATATATGGTACAGCTATCTCTTCAGATGACCATTGAAGGACGTTTGGATTACTATCAAGGAATTTATCAAAATGTAATTCCCACGAAGACATGTAACGAATTTTATCCACATCACCAACATACTTGTCTGGATTTTTAGGAGTGAATTTTCCTTGTTTGAATCTGTTGCCTTTATTAAACATAATTATTATACTGGTATGCTTTCTGAAAAGTCATCATCATATCCTGAATTCTCATTAGGATCTTCGGAGTCTCCACCTGTAAACCGAAGTGGCCAATTACCACCTGATGTTAATTCTTTAATATTAACGACACCGACGCTTGGATCAACAGGTTCATTTGGTTCAATATATAATCCATCATATCCAAATTGAAGCATTATTTCATTACCTTCTCCAGAGTCAGCCATATTCAACTCATCCATTTGCAATTCTAATATTTTAGGACTGAAGAAATTATATACATTCATTAAATGTCCGTTATCAAATACATGGAATAATTTAACACTATCTAATACAGTCTTAGCATTATCAAGAAGAGGTCCCACTGATGCTGAATATCCATGAGTAGGTGTACCCAGTGCGGCATGTTTGTTTCGTTGATCAAATTTTAAACCATTCTCTTCAAGTTGTGTACTGCTTGATATATTTGCTACTGGACTTACAGCACGGAGATATGAATTATAAAAATGCATACCTTCATTTGTTGTATCATCATAGAAACGCATACTAATTGGATTGTATGTTGTTTTTCTAATTACTTTCGTTTTGAAATTATACATATTAATATCTTCATAATCAAACTGAACAGTTGGACGATCGGTTTGTTTAATAACAAAAGCGAAATCCTTTATACGGTTCCCCATAGTAACATATGGAGTACTAAAAGTAAATTGAACAACAAAGAGGAATTTACTTTTTGGTGCACGAGCAATTAAGTCCATTGCATATGGTGATGCCTGACAAGATTTTACGTCACGGCCTTTTACTCCTTCTGGAGGAGTAAATATTTTATCAACAAAAGCTTTTAAGTTTTTTAAATCTGCGACTGCATCGGGAAGATCTGATATGTCACTATAAGTACCATTCTTTACTTTTTCGTATATTTGCTTAGCTGATCCTATTCCTCTATTAACAACACCAGGACTTAACGAAGCATTTTGTTTTGCTGCAATAGGATTAATATCAACGGCATCTAATACACGATCACCACCAAGTTCATTGGAAAGATTTGTAGGGAATGAAGTGGATCCGCCACTAGCGATTACATCAGATACTTTTACTAATGCATTAAGTCCTTTCCCAATCGCACCAGTTCCTTCAACGTCTCCTACAAATTTTGCAGCACTATAGAATGAGTTTTTCTGGCCAGTACTCTTAATATGTGCATTTGTATCAGCAGCACAATTTTGTACTAAAAATGTTCTTGGATCAGTTGCCACGTGTAATATACTCCCTTTTCATATATTTATGATAGATATACTCAGACACAAAAAAGGGAGCTAAAAGCTCCCTTTTTAAATAGAACCATCCATGGTTCAACTTCCATGTTAATACGAGTTATGCGCCTGCACCACCTGTTGCAATACCTTCACCACGACTGTAACCACCAATGTCTTGACGAGCATGATCGTAACGAATTGTAGTTGTAATTTGAACAGCTTCGCTTGCCGCAAAATCTAAATCTGTATAATCAACGTTCTGGAACCAGCAACCTTCTAATGTCCACTTTTCAACCACTTGATCGTTTCCGTCAAGAAGGTCAAGATAAGTAACAAATTTGTATGCTGCACCTTCACCCGCTGATGCTAAGAATTGTCCTTCTGCACCGATTAACCATTGTTGTTTCTGTAATTGTTCTTGAACCACTTGTGAAGCAGTACCTGTGATGTCATCTTCAAGTGTAAGTGTTACTGGTTCAAATGTATGTTTACCAGCAATCCACGCACGTGAATTATAACGATCCAATTGAACTTCTTCAAAGGACAACGTTGGTCGTGTTATTGTAAGTGCTTGCATAGAGATTGGCTGAGAGTCAGCACCACCACCTAAGTTAGCAAATGTTACACGCCATTTGTTCTTTAGCTTTGGTTGAAGAATACCTGAACCAACGCCTGGGATCCCAATGTCATTAATTGTCGCCATGTCTTTATTTCCCTTTTATGCTTGTTTAACCTATTTATACCAATCTATTCAGAACCGATTAAATCTCGGCTCCAGTTGCAACAACTCTGATAGGTACGTAAATGAATTCAGCTGCCTTAACAGGCTTAATAGCTACATCAATATACATTTCAT